AAACCGATTCAAAGCTCTACGCGACAGTGCTGGAGTTCGACTTCATTCACGACCTTTAAGGAGATCTTATGGCGATCATGGCAGGAAATGCCGGTTCTTTCCGGCTCAGCGCGAACGTAGTAGCAGAAATCGACAACTGGACACTGGACGTGTCTACCGGCCTTGAGGAAACCCAAGCGTTCGGCGACGTCTGGAAAGAGCGATCCGCAACGATTCGCGAATGGAGCGGCTCGGCAAGCGGTCGCTTTGACGATACGGACACCAACGGGCACGTCGCCATGCAGACCGCCTTCCTTGGCGGCACGACCGTAGCGGCGCGGTTTTACATCGACGGAACGAACTACTACAGCGGTACGGCATTCGTTCAGGCTTCGATTGCGGCGGCTGAAAACGGGCTCGTGACCGTGAACTACACCGTCACGGGTTCCGGCGCGTTGACCTACGCCTAAGGAGGCACCATGGCTGTTCTCGCAGGGCGTAATGCCGACATCTACATCGCCAGTGTTTCCGGCACCAGCATGACGGGCGAGGCCACCACCTCGCTCGGATCTGGTGTCTATCAAATCACCGACGCCGCGAAGCGGGCGATCAATCCTAACGCAACGCTGACCGTCCTCGACGGTGTCGCGACGGTGCCAGCCAGCCGGTATCAGGTGGCCTTTGGGACGGGGAAGATTGACTTCGGCGACTACACGCCAGCGGGCACCATCACCGTGACCGGCGAGTATCTGACGCTGGCCCAGGCCGCTCAGGGCTTCGAGTGGACGCTGGATGTTCAGCCGATGCTCGAAGAGACGCAGACCTTCGGGGACGCGTGGAAAGAGCGCACTTGCGTTATGCGCGAGGCGACGTGTTCGTTCCAAAGATTCTACGAGGACGAGTATTTCTTCACCAACGGCACGCGCTATTTCGTCATTGCCTGCTACCTCAACGTGAGCGGCGCTGATCGCTATGTGTTCGGCGCGATGCTGTCGAGCCAAGGCACGACCAGCGGCGTGAACGAAACCGTGAAACAGAACGTCCAGTTCTCCGCGCATGGAGTCGTGGACTACGCAGCGAGCTAAAGGAAACACATGGGAATTGCAGATAAGATCCTCGCCACGCCACTGAAGACGGCGACGTTGGAAGTCCCCGAATGGGGCGTTACGGTTGGCATCCGTGAAATCACGGCGGCCGAGCGGGTGAAGTTTGGCGAGGACGCCAAGAAGACGCCCGCGTTGGCAGTGGTGCGTCTGGTTATCGCCACGCTGACCGACGAGAACGGCGCGAAGGTGTTCGAGCCCGCGCACCAGGACGCGCTGTTACAGAAGTCGGGCGCGGTTCTCGACCGCGTAGTGACGGAGATTCTGCGGCTCTCCGGCATGACCGAAGACACCGCCAAGGACCTCGAAAAAAACTAGAGGGCGAGCGCCGATTCGCATTTGCGCTCGCCGAAATCCTCCACATGCCCGTATGTCGGCTACTCGACGAAATGCCGTCGTCTGAGTTCGCTGAATGGGCCGCATATTTGAAAATCAAGGCCGACGAACAAGAAAAGGCAATGCAGCAAGCAAAGGCTAAACGCTAATGGGTGTACTGTCTAATCTCATCGTTCGCATCGGAGCGTCTACCGACGACTTCGACAAGAAGCTGAACGCGAGCCTGGGCAAGATCCAGCGGTTTGGCTCGTCGATGTCGCAGGCTGGACAGTCCCTGTCTATCGGCTTCAGTGCTCCGCTGATCGCGGCGGGCGCGGGTGCTCTCGCAGCGGCTGCGGACATGGAAAAGCTTGAAAAGGGCCTCACCGCGACGATGAAATCTTCGGCGGCGGCTGGGGAGGAACTGGAGCGGCTTAAGGTCGTCTCGAAGCTCCCCGGCCTGGGCCTCCAGGAAGCTGTACAGGGTTCGATCCGGCTCCAGACACTCGGCAGCAGTGCCGACGAGTCCCGCAAGATCATGATGGAACTCGGGAACGCCCTGGCGACGGTTGGCGGCGGAAAGGAAGACTTCAGTGAGGTGATCCGGCAACTGTCCCAACTTTCCGCCGTTGGGAAGGTCACCAAGGAAAACCTCGACCCCATCATCGAGCGTATCCCGCAGATCGCGGCGATCATGCGCGAGAAGTTCGGGCCGGAATCGCTGGGCGACCCCGCGAAGACGTTCGAGCGGCTGGGGATTAGCTCGAAGCAGTTCATTGACATCATTGTGGCCGAACTGGGCAAGGGCGAACGCGCCGGGGCGACGTTTGCGAACTCGCTCGAAAACCTCAAGGAATCTGCGTTTGAGACGGCGGCGGAGTTCGGGAAGTCGTTGCTGCCGATTGGCCAGCGGGTACTGAACGAGTTCATCAATCCCGCCATCGAAAAAGCTAAGGAACTCGCAAAGGAATTTGGCCAGTTGCAACCGGCCACGCAGAACGCTGCCATCGGAGTGACTGCGTTCGCAACGGCTCTGCCTCTGGCTGTTGTCGGTATCGGGACTGTCATCGAGAAAGGCGCGGCGATTATCCAGGCCATGAACCGGCTCAAGGGATCGTTTGGCCTTACTGGGACGGCGGCGAATGCTCTCGGGGCAGCGGTGGGCTACCTGGCTATCGCCATGCGGACCTATGAGGACGTGACGCGCTTGGCGAAGGCCGTTATGGACCTCTGGAGAGAGGCCGACTATGCCTTCGGGATCACCGATAAGTTTCGCTCGGCTTGGGCTATGTCCAGGGACGTATTCATCGCGCTCCTGCCAGTGTTCAGCAAGGTCCAGGGATATCTGCAGACCATTGCCAAACAGGCCGAAACGCTGGCCCGAATGCTCTCGCCGATCTTTGCTTTCGCCAAAGTCTACGAGTCCGCAGCCGACGCGCTGCGGAAGTGGAACGGCGAATCCCGTGCGATGGATGAGGCGATTCGGTCGAACCTGTCTACCAGCCTCAAGGCTGCAGTCAACGAGAACGAAGCCATTCTGCGGCGCGGCGAACTGGAAAGCCAACTCGGGCGCGTTCGCGGCAAGTTGGACGAAGCGACGGCGGCGACGGATAAGAACGGCGCGGCCAATGGCAAGCTGAAGCCCGCGATCACTGCAGCCAAAGAAGCCGTCGATCAACTGGCGCAAGCCTTCACGCGCCTCGGAGTCTCGAATACCTCCGACGCCATCGGCGGCTTTGCGCGCGCACTGCAGGCGCTCAGTGTCATCGAGCAAGCTTTCAAGGAAGGCAAGGTTAGCACGATCGACCTGCAACGTGCTACAGAATCACTCGGACAAGAGTACTTGAAGTTCATCGACGGCGTAGGCGGCATCCGCCCTGCAATGGTCGATGTTGCTGACTCGTTCGACTTTGCGGCTGAGCGGGCCATGATGGCGATTGGCGACATCCAGACCGCCGCGCAATCGGCGCGGAATTTGGCGCTGGGTCAGATGATCGTCACCGGCGACCCGACAGGCGCGGGCGCTACGCTCAACTCTGCCGACGCCGCCCGCTCCTCCCAACGCAATCTTGAAATCATCCGGCAGACGGCGAAGGGCGCGTCCGATGCCTGGAAGAACGTCCGGACCAGCGTATCCCGCCAAGTCTCCACGATCCAGACCGACTTCTCCCGCGCCGTGGTCAACATCATCCGTGGGACGGAGAGTATCGGTGAAGCGATGCGGAAGGTTGGCAACGCTGCCGTCGATGGCCTACTCCGTACCGGCATCGAGTTCGCTGTAAACGAAGGCATCAAGCTGCTGGGCAAGCTACTGACGAAGCTTGGCGGCGTGGGCGCGAAGATCGGCGGCATCCTCGGCGGCTCCGGTGGCGGTGGTACGTCGGGCGGTGGTGGCGCTCAAGGCGGAATCGGATCTGCCGTGTCCGCGGCCTCAGGCGGCATCCTCGGCATGGTCACCAGTATCGGATCGCTGGTGTCTGGAGTCATCGGCAATTTCCAGATGGCCGGGATGAATAAGACGCTGGACCTGATCGAGAAGGAGGTTCGCTATTCCCAGATCCATCTCCTTCACATCCTCGAAAAACAGAACGAGTACCTGCCAAAGCTGAAGGACATTTGGGACTCGCTGATCCGCATGGAGACGCGTCAGATGAGCGTTGCTGGTGGCGGCGCGGCTAGCGTGACGATCAACGTCAACGGCGGCGATCCGCGGCAGATGCTCGAAGCCATCACGCGCGAACTGAAGCAACTCGGAGTCATCCCGAAGTGAGCCTAGACGTTTATATCGACGGCGCCATCCGCGAAATCGCTCACTACTCGCTCAACATCGCGGCGACGGCTGGGCAGCGTGGATCTTTTAATGTCCGCGTGATCTCGACCAGCGGCTCCTATCGGCCTGAGCAAGGCCAAGAGATTGAGCTTTGGGACGGAGGGACGAAGCTATGGGCCGGTTCGGTCGATGAGGTATCCGAGGTTTCGATCACTGAGGCGGGCGCAGCCGCAGGCGCGTTTTATGATATCCGGGGCATCACCTGGGAGCAGCGCTTGGATCGGCGGCGCTGCTACAACCCGAGCACGTCTGTTCCGGCGCACTACAACGGAACGTTTCTTTTCACCGCCAATCCGGCAACGGACACGCTGACGACGGTATCCGCGCACGGCCGTAGCAACGGGGACCGGGTACGTGTAAAGGCGCACGCGCAGGGAACGCTTTGCGACGGGCTCGATGCAACCATCGAGTACTTTGTCATCGGCGCATCCGGGAGCACGCTCCAGCTATCCCTGACGAGCGGCGGCAGTGCGGTAAACATCCTGGACGACGGCACGCTGGACCAGGTCCTGCTCACCACCCGCGCGGGCGATGTCGTGGTGGACCTAGTGACTAACTACGCATCGAACGAGGGCATCGGCACCACGAACGTCGACGCGGGCGCTGTGCTCGACGTGGTGACGTTCGACGCCAACACCAGCGTTATGGAAGCGATCAACGAACTCGCCCAAGTATGCGGCTTCGCTGTGTGGATGGACGAGGAGCTGGAACTGTACTTCAAGCCGCGCACGTTTGCAGCGGCACCGTTCAGTATCTCGACCAGCAGCGCCAATTATCGCTCACTCCGCATCCGGCGTACCCGCGAAGACAAGGTAAACGCGATCCTGACCCGGGTGCCTTGGAACCAGATCGTCAGCGAGACTGAATCGTTCCCGGGCGACGGATCTGCGCGGACGTTCACACTGACCAACCAAGTCGCCCAGATCGTCAGCATCAGCGTGGATGGGCAGGTAGCTGAAATCGGCCAATTCCTGGCCGACACGGACCGCGAATGGTACTGGGAGTTCGGATCGACAAAGATCCGGCAAGACGCGGCGGGCGTAGTGCTGGCCAGCGGCAACACGCTCCAAGTGATCTACCAGAAACTCGGCGCGGACGTGGTGACTGCCGAGGACGCCACTGATATCGCGGCAACGATCACGCAGGAAGACGGCGGCAGCGGACGCTATGAGCGTTACACAGAGCGGGAGATCGGGCAAGTCCAAGCATTCTTAGCGGCTGAGGCCGTGATCGCGGCGCGGAAGAACCCGGTTGTCGAGGTCGAGTATGAGACCGACCAGATCGTTGAACCGCTTTGCGCGACGGTCAAGCCGGGGCAGTTGCAGACCGTAGCCAACACCGCGCGCGGCGTGAGTTCGGACACCTATCTGGTAAACGAGGTGTACCTAACCGACGTTGCAGGCCAGTATCTCAAGGCGCGCGTGCGGGCTATCAGTGGAACATCCATCATTGGCATCCAGGAGTACTGGAAAGCCATGATCGGCGGCGGCGCGGCAAGCAGTTCCATTTCGGGCGGCGTGTTGACGCCCGCGGCCCCTTACAGCACTTCAGGCGGCATCTATTACGTTGGCGGGGCTACGACGATCACGCTTGACCTGTCAAACGGGCTCACTCAGGAAATCCTACTCGACCGCGCCACCACCACGATCAGCGATGCCGTTTTTGGCACCGACCCATCGACGCCCGGAACGATGTTCACCGTGATCATCGAGAACGATGGTACAGACGGGAGAGTGCTTGTTTGGGGCGGCAATTTTCGCGGCGTTGGAGCTGTCGGGATCGACTCGACCCCGAATCTGCTCAACGTCTTTCAGTTCATGACAATGCGCGACGGAAAGCACGTCCGCTGTAATACTCCAGCCTTCGGACTGATCTAATGAGACTCCTTGCCCTACTTGCATTCTCGCTCCCAGCGCTGGCGCAGTTCCGCGTTAGTGACATAGCCATCTATCCGTCATCCAACGACGTCAGCACCGGGCAATTGCAATTTTTGACTCGGCGGGCAGACGGCAAGCTGGTGACGATCCAAGCGCCCACTACGGCCACCGCCTCCTACACCCTCACCCTGCCCACCGCCGCGCCCGCATCGAACGGCCACTGCCTTACAGGCACCACGGCGGGAGTGTTGTCTTTCGCGGCCTGCCCTGGTGTGGGCGCGGTCCTAACGACGACCAACCAAGAGGTCGAAGGCTTTAAGTATTTCGGCGTCTCCGGCGCTGATCGGCTCGTGATGTATCGAATTGCCGATAACCAGATGGGCATGCAGACGATGCTTGACGGGCAGACGGACCCAACGACGTACGCCTACGGGGGCGTCAATAATCAGTTGCTTCTACAGCCGCGTGAAGGTGTCGTGGGCGTGGGCGCAATCGATACATCGTTCCTGTTCAACGTGGGCGGGACGTTCCGGGCGGCGGGCGCGGTGACGTTCGGCTCTACCGCAACGGTTACCTCGCACATCCTGACCACGTCGCCGAGTGCGGCGGATATCGGGGACGCGACGAACTTTTTTCAGACCGTCTTTGCCGAGAACGGGGACTTCACGGCGGGCGCAGTGGCCAATCAATACCTAAAGGCCCGCAAGCTCGAAGTCGTGGACATTGCGGGCGGCAATGGCTTTTGGGATCACCGCAGCCAAGGCTCGATGGCGGCGAACTCCTCGTACACCATCCGGGATAACGGCGGTTCGCGGTGGCTTTCAGCGAGTCGGGCTGTATCGGGATCGCCAACGAACACG